TTTGTCTTAGGTACTTTAACGTATACGGCAATCGAGTTAATCCGGCCGGTTCTTATCGATCGGTGATTCCAGTATTTATTGAGCAGCACCTAACTGGCAAACCACTAACCATCACGAACGACGGCCACCAAGCTAGAGATTTTGTCAATGTTGTTGATGTAGCTAAAGCAAACATCGCAGCAATGCAATTCTCAGGAAAGGGTCATGTAATAAACATAGGTAGCGGCACCTCAGTAAGTGTTAATCAAATCGCTGAAATAATTGGTGGAAAAACTGAAAATGTTGGGTTTAGGCTAGAACCTAAAGTTAGCCTAGCCTCCATTGAGAGAGCAAAATCAATATTGAATTGGAATCCTAGTGGCGATGTTAAAGCCTGGATTAAAGATCAAATAGCGTAGCGAACGCTGACTTTCCATTAATTTGAATTCCCATTGCTAGTCCAAGTTTATGTGGATCAGCTGCATCATCTAGCGTAAATGCTTGGGCAGTAATGTTGTAGGGTCTAGATAATAAAACGAATTCTGAAATTTGCAGGTTAGCCTCTTTCTCCATGTCAGTAAGATCAGCACCCTCGAATTCAAATAAGTACTTTTCTGAATTGAATCCAATATCTTCTCCAAGCACTTCACCAGGCTTAGTCAATAACACCATTCTCACTTGTTGAATTGCATTTTCAAGGGAATCATTAGATTCATAAATTCCTTCAACATAGTTAGGGTCTCCTGGACTCCTAAAATAAAAATCTTTTCCTACCGGTTGAGTTGCCATCTTTATTAATTACCATCTTGCAAAGAACAAGAAGTCTGGAGTATTTTCATTTTTCATCATTTCAACAACTTGGTTGAATTCGTTTTCTGCTTTAGTCACTAAGTTTGTGTAGTTAGGTTTTATCCCGCCAGGTAAATTGTAATCAAACGTGGTTAGTAGATCGCCTAATCTCAATTTAGCTTTTGCCCTAACGTATCTTTGGAATAATTCGTCTTCGTACAGATCCTCAGCTGGAATTCTCTTGGCTATCTGCAGAACTACATCAGTTCTTGGAGTTCTACCTAAAATGCTTAGTTTTTTAGTATTCTTATTGTAATCAAAAGCTAATGTGTCGATTGTAAAACCTTTAACTAAATCAAGGAATGAAAAGATAACTGTTCTGTACATGATTGATTCTCCAATAAAGGGAGTTAAGAAAACTTCCGACCCAATGAATTTATTATCAGCGAAGTCTGCATCCATAGTTCCGAACATTGAACTTGTGCCCTTTGCCTCTTTAACTTCATGCACAAAAGCAACACAATCTGGTAATTGAATAGTACGATCCTTTGAGAACAATTTATTAGTGAATACTCCGTGAGGGACTAATAAGTATCTAGCCTCAACTGCATGTCTCCAGTTATCATAAAAATATCTCTCGGCATTCGTGATGATACGATTGATCTCTTGTTCCGGAATAGAATAAGGTAAAGCTTTAGCGAATGTAAGCTCGTTCTGTATGTCTAATACTAATTCGTCTAATGTCATTTTTGATTAGTATTTTTAGATAGCTTTCGATGCCTTATTCTTCTGTTCGATCTGTTGTTGAACTTGCTTGATTCTATTTAGGATTGAGAGTCGTTTTTCATCGTTCTCAGCAGTTGCTAACTCTTTTCTAAGTTCGCGAGTTGCATTGATTGCATCAATTTCAGCTTGGGTATCGGCCGAACTCTCGTGAATTGGCTCCTTAACTGTTTTTGTGTAATCCGGTTCAGTTGTCTTTAGGATCGTTAGACTTGCCTTTTTTACTTGGTCTATTGATTTTTCCTTTTTAGCTCCATCTGCCGCTTTGACTTTAAGAGCTGTTTTTGGGTCCTCTAATTTTGGACCTTTTGTAAAAGAATCAAATTTTAAGATTTTATTACTCATGGTATCGACTTTTTATTATTTATTCGGGTCCGGCTTAAGCTCCTCAGTAAATTCCTTGAAACTTAATATCTTGGGAAATTCTGAACCGGTTGCAAGCGGAGTATTGTTTTTACGCATGTCTCTTCTTGAAATAGGAGCTGTCGACCCCCAATGTTGAGGAATTCCACCGACCGTTACGTTTACTGGATTAGGCTGTACATTTGGGTCATTATGAGGCTCAAACGAGTCAGCTGAGACCGTTCCAGTTTGACTAGCTAACCCAGTCGAATGGTCATTTACTTTCTCCACTAACTATTATTATTTTACTTGTAAGTTAGCAGCCGCTTCAGCCATACACTCTGCCATGTAGGAGCCGCACTCATTTAAGTAAGACTCGTAAGTGTGAGAAGAATCCTGATCCTCGTCGCACATTTGAGCTTCCTTAATTAAAATATCTTCACAAATGGACTTGATTGCGCGTTTTGCCTCTTCTGACATCGCTGGATTGTAACCTTCTTCCATTGGGCTCCAGCATTCGTTCACAAAACCTTCGAAAGTTTTTACAGCCTTAGGGTCTGCCTTTTTTGACTTATTTTTGTCTTGAATCGCCTTTTTCATAGGCTCTTTTTTATCGCCGTCCTTATCAATGTCTAGAAAATCAGGTTTACCTTTCTTGGCTTCAGCTACTTCATAGCTTTCAACTTGATCATCATCTGAGACAACTTCAACTTCGACTGGAATTGAGTATTCGTGATCTCCGTGCTGTGCAGTTAACATTCCGTCACCGTCGTAGTCGAATCTTAACTCAACTTCCTGGCCGTCATGGGTTTTAATTACGAGCATTGCATGATCATCACCATGATCGCCTAATGAAACTATTTGAATTGGGCTTTCCTGTGACCCGTGTGATTCTGGAATGACGGCATCGTCTTCCATGAATTTAGGAATTCTTCTATTACCAAATTTTCC